GTGTCAGTTGTGTGGCGGGGAAGTAGTAACGGTAGACGCTGATGAAGGCGTAACGCCGTTTATGATCGAGTGCAGGTCAACGCCGGAATGTGAGGGCGATATGTATTCATCTTTTTATCAAGTCGATCAATCCTTAGAACAAGCAATAGAATTAGGCCGGATACTTATTAAACGGGGAAGAAAGATAATCATTAAAATCGATTATGAATCGATGATTAAGAGCATTAAAGAAGAACTTTCCCGGTCTGCCAAGCTGAGAGATGCGACGATTGAATATTATAGAGACCGGACGGCACAAGGCCAAATGGCAGAGCTAATCGGTGAACTGGTTACAAAGTGCAATCAATTAGAACGAGAGTTTTTAAGGGTGATGGAACAGCATGAAAAGGATTCCGATTAAGGAGAGAAAGGTGGGTGAAGTAGAAAAGCAGAAAGAGATAGAGGAAGTGATCCAGGGTTTAGCTTCGGCCACCCAGGAGGTTATTAAGGACTTGTTGGGTGAAATGGGCTTTGCGATATTGGTTTTTGAGTTTAACCGGCCGGGGATAAGCCATTATGTGTCGAATGCGGAGCGGGCCGATATGATCGATGCGTTGCGGGAGACTGCGGATCGTCTGGAAAAAAAGCAGGACATTCCGCCCGCTCATACAACCATCCAATAAAGGAGGGAAGCTAAGTGACAGATGAGCCGAAAATCGTTGTGCTGTGCGGATCGTCACGATTCGTTGATATTATGGCTGTATGTGCATGGCTGATTGAGCGGGATGAAAATGCTATCGTTATGAGTCTTCATTTATTGCCGCATTGGTATAGCAAAGACCTTCCAGACGACCATTTAGCAGAACATGAGGGCGTGGCCGATCAAATGGACGAGCTTCATTTACGCAAGATCGATCTGGCGGCGGAACGTAGGGGAGAGATCTTTGTAGTGAATTGTGATCATTATATCGGGGATAGTACCGGGAAGGAAATCGAATATGCGCAATCAAAGAAGGTAAATATGCGCTGGTATACGCATGACCCGATTGGTGAAAAAGTGAGGGCTATAATCGAAGAATATGTGGGAGAGCAATCCAAGCGTTTGCCTTGCGGTTGCTCCATCGATGGCGGCTGTGTTTGTGTTAGGCTATGAATCTTTCACTTAAAATGAACAAAAAGGCGAAATCGCACGGAAACAGGAGATATTGAAAGTTCGTTAATTTTACAAACATTTTTTTAAGTTTTGAGTTAGAAAACTTTACAGATGTTAACTGTTTGATTTTATTTGAAGTGAACTTTTCTACAGAAACCGGCGCCGTCCGGATCATGGTGAGCTGAGGCGCCGGCCAGGTCAAAGTGAAAAAAGCCGATAACCGGCCATAACCGGAAATAATTACGGAATTTTAAAACATGATGAGTGAACACACAAAGAAATTGATTATAAGTTTTCTTGAAATGTTTGAGGAAGAATTCGGCGCTTTTTTGGAAGATTTTCATGAGGTCGAGCCGACCGAAGCAGGCGTGATTATTGACTGGCTGAAAGGGAAGCCTGCCGTAATTGAGCCCCGAGGAGATGATGATCTGTATGAGAAGTTTGTAGCCGAATTTGCTGAGATGGAGAATCATCCCGGCATCGAGCTAAGATTGGATGCGATGCAAGGATGGGCGATTTTCAGCGCCATACAGCTTGCGTGCCGTCATCCGCTTTTCCAAGGACCTACGCGCCAGATGGTAGAGGCGATAGCCCGAAGGTTGCAGGAAGTTGTTGCCCAGACACCGGCATTGAAGGCCATAGCTGAAATGCGCTGCCCCGCTAAATACGATGTGCCGGTAGCAGATGAAAAAAATACAGAGGGGGAGAATTGATGTTGTCGATATTTGAGGGAATGAAGATTCCGATAATGAGCAGCGATACGATTGATTTGGTCAGGCAGTTGGGTGAGGATGTTTCGTTTACAGATCAAGACAGGCATATCGAGGCTTATGAATTCAAGGGCCATCTTTATATTGCATCGATTCAGACCGCCGGGCCGAGAGAGTAGATGAAAGTTGATGATCAATTTGTTTTAGGCGGGAGGTAGTGATGGGAAAACGCATTCCGATTAAGGCTGCGAAAGATATAGCCAGTCAATATGGCTACGACCAGGTTATTATCTGGGCACAGAAAAACGATAAGCACAGACAGCACGTAACGACTTTTGGCAGGTCAGTGGTTGACGCTGACCAGGCTGCCCAGGGGGGAAATTATATTAAACGAAAGTTCCTGGGGTGGCCCGCGAATGAATGCCTTGCCGAACCTACGCGAGTTCGCAAGCTGCGAGAGAGGATCAAAGAGTTGGAAAAGAAAATTGGGGAATGAATAATTTTTTAAACATACTGCCAATAATCATTATGGTCGAGAGTTTTGCGGCCAGCATCCCTTTGTTTGTCTGTAAAAGATGGGGCAGTGCAATATACTGGTTTTCAGCCGGGCTTCTGAATTTTGCCGTTATTTTTTGCATTAAACGGTTTGGATAGGCAAGATAATGACTGCGTGGGAGACTGCAAAAGTCGCGTTGAAGAAGATATTAGGGGAAAAGTACAGGCTGTGGATCGATCCGCTGAAGTTTGTTGACAGGCGCGGCGGCATGGTCATCCTGGAATGCCCGAACGAGTACTTTCGGAAACGGGTTAGCGATAATTTTAGCGAGCTGATTGCCGAGGAGCTGGGCCGGGCGTGCGGGTCGGAAGTAAAGTGTGTTTTTAATATCGATGCGGCGCGGGTTAAGAAAGAGAAGATCGAGGTAAATCCTCAAAGGGTTCTGCCGAATTTGCCCAGGCCCGGACGATACATGCAGCGAGGTATGACGTTTGATTCATTTGTTACGGGAGACAGCAGCGAGCTGGCGTTTTCGGCCCCGCTGGCCTTGGCAACTAAAAAAAGTAATAAAGCCGATGCGCTATATTTGATGTCGAGGATCGGATTGGGGAAAACACATCTTTCCCAGTCCATCGGGCATCATATTTTGACGACCTGCCCGTCGGAGCGGATTTATTATATCAGTGCCGATGATTTCAGTACAGAAATGGTGCAGGCGTTTAGGCAAAACAGAATCGGTGAGTTTAAGAAAAAATACCGGAACGAATGCGACGTTCTGATCTTAGAGGACATACATTATTTACAGGGGAAAGACAGGACTCAAATTGAGTTAGCGCTCACATTGGACAACCTGATGGATGCGGGTAAAAGAATTATATTTTCGAGTTGCTATTTTCCGGCGGACATCCCCAAGCTGAACGGCGAACTAAGGAGCCGCCTGGCCTGCGGTCTGATAGCGGAAATATATCCGCCGGACTATATCACTCGCGTGCGAATTTTGCAGCAAAAGGCCAACGGGGCCAATATTCCCAACGAGGTTATCGATTATTTAGCGGCGGATTTGACCGAGAGCGTACGGCAGCTTGAAGCCGGGTTGATCGGCCTTACGGCCCGCTCGACGCTTTTGGGCGATGAAATTAATATGGAAATGGCCCAAAGCGTGGTGAAGGGCATCAAGGCCCGTGGGAAAAAGATTACGCCGGAGTCCATTAAAACCCTGGTCTGCAAGTATTTTAGTATCAGCGCGGAAGTGATTGCCTCCAAAACGCGGAAGCAGAGCATCTTGCGGGCGCGTCAGATGGCGATATACCTGATACGCCTTTACACGGATTTGTCGTTAGAAAAAATCGGAAGTCAATTCAACAGAAACCACGCCACGGCGCTGCATTCCTTTGCTGCCGTCGACCGCGAGATAAGAGAAGGCGGCCCGATAAAACGACAGATTGAATATTTAAGGGAGAAGCTGGAGTCCGGAGCTTAATGGGTAGTGGAGAAGTTTTTGATATCGAATGTCCTAAAATGACGATGATGGATCTTGCATCGATAAAAAAACGGTTAATGGCCAGAGCTTCCTGCAGTATCGAAATAAACGGTGGTGATCGATGAACGCCGGAAAAAGCGATGCGTCCGGAAGTTCGAGCTATTTTGGTGGGAAAGGCGGGGCTGGAACCTATCACACGATTATCAATTTAATGCCGCCACATAGCACGTATATAGAAACGCATTTAGGCGGCGGTGCAATTATGAAGCGAAAAAAGCCCGCCCCTGTGCTCAATATCGGCATAGACATTGATCCTGAAGTAACGGAATCGTTTAGATTGCCAGGCGTCGATGTCATAAATGACGATGCCGCCAGGTTCTTAAAAAATTACAGTTTTTGTGGTTATGAATTTGTTTATTCCGATCCGCCATATCTGGCTGGAACTCGCAAGAGCGCTACGCGATATAATTTCGAATATACGACCGAGCAGCATATCGAGTTGCTTGAAATTTTAAAATCGCTTCCTTGCATGGTTATGGTTTCAGGTTATTATTCGGTGCTATACGCGGAGTCCCTTGCAGGTTGGAATTGCCATAGTTTTGAGTCTCAAACACGAAGGGGAAAAGCCGTTGAATGGCTGTGGTACAATTATAATCGGCCTACGGAATTGCATGATTATAGGTATCTGGGAAATAATTTCAGGGAGCGCGAGCGGATTAAGAGAAAACGGAAAAGGTGGATCGACCGTATTTCTAAAATGCCGATATTGGAAAGAAACGCCATGTTTGAAGGGCTGCCGGGACCATCGCGAGAAATAACGATTCGATCAGGATCCCATCGCCGGAAATGTCGCGGGATGCCGGCCGTCATCGCTTTAAATAAAGAGCAAGGGAGTATGATTGATGGCGAAAGTCATAGAATTTGAAAGCAGAAAGAGCGAGCTGCGGGAAAGAATTGACGAGATCCTTGTAAACGAGGAATTGATAAAGGAATGAACAGGAGAAGAAGTCAAGCGATATCCCCGGAAGACATTTACTGCTGACTTATTGGTTTGGGGAAAAGTCATCGATATATGCTTTGGGGCTGATTACTTATATGCAGAAAAAGATTAATGAGTTCATTGCCGGAATTGATGATGTATGACTACTGCTACTCAGCCGGAACACGTATACAGACTGTTTTTTCATCCGGGCGAAGTCGTCGAGATCCGGGTGGCCGGGCTCAAGGGCGAACGCAAGGGCGTATGGGAAGGCCGTGCTTGGGGAGCCGACGCCTGGGTCTTCGGATATTTTGACAATGAAACAGATTTTGCCGAGGCGGTACGCAAGCTGGATACGGCCGGTGCCGCTTTTGTTTATTTTACCCCCAACCCCCCCCGTCCCGAGTTAATCCACCGAGTGCGCAACCGTCTGGTGGTTGCGGACAAAAAACGCACCTTAACCAGTAACCATGAGGTCAGGTGCATCCGCTGGCTGCTGATCGATCTGGACCCGTCCAAGGCTGTGCGGCCTGCCGGGATATCTTCCTCCGACGAAGAGCTGGAAGCCGTGGCCGAGTTAGGGAAAGAGATCAAAACGTGGTTGGGCGATGATCTGGATTTTCCGGACCCCATCGGCGGAATGAGCGGTAATGGGTATCATCTTGTCTATCGGCTCCCAGACCTGCCGAACGAAGTCCCCAGAGGGCAAAAAAGATCCGAAGCGAGCATGCTCGTTAAAGGGGCGCTGGAAGCACTGGCGCACAGGTTTCAGGACCCGCGCGTGGATGTGGACCAGACAGTTCATAATGCGGCGCGGATATGGAAGCTGTACGGGACCGTGGCCCGGAAGGGCGAATCGAGTGAGGAAAGACCGCACCGGAGATCGTATCTTTTTTCGTCTGCGCCCGAATCGCTGGAGCAGGTGGAAGTTGTATCGAGAAAACAGCTCAAAAGATTGGTGTCCATGGCTCCGGAGGACTCCTCCCGGCCCGCGCCCTCCGCGTCCTCCTATCCGGTAAAGACCAGCAAGCCGGGCAAGAAAGGCAAAACCCGGCGATATAAGCATGATTTAGGAGACTTGGACGTACCGGCATGGCTGTCGGCATACGGGAGGGCGGTGCACAGTGTTGAACAGGACGGTAGCGCTACCAGGTTTATCCTGGAGGAATGTGTTTTCGATTCGAGTCACAAAGCCAAGGATGCCTGTATTGTGCAGGTGCCCAATGAGCCGCTGCGGTATCATTGCTTTCACAATTCGTGCGAGGGGCTGTATTTTAAGGACGCCCGCCGGGTTATCTCGGGAGAGGACTCGCTCAAGCCGTTTATGACCGGCTACGATCCCAGTCAGGACCGACCTAAAGAAACGCAATATGCCGGGAAAGGTGAGTTGGCGTGTATCAATATTGAGGGTATCAATACTGATTTGACGGACCCGTTGGAAAGCCTCTCCGGCCTATCGGCCCCGGGCGACATCGACCCGGCCGAGTTTTTCACGATGAGCTACACCAACCGTCCGCGATTTACAGTGAAATTAATGGCAAACTACCTGGCCGCGTATTTAGGTCCCATATGCTGCACATCCGGGCAGTTCTGGCGGTATTCCGGAGGGGTTTGGAAACAATTCTCGACCGGAAAATTATCTCAGATGATAGTGTGCGCTTTGAAGGAAAAAATACAGCCGGAATGGATTAACGGATCAATCAAGGTGCTGGAAGGATTGGTCAACCGCGAAGAGAAGGAATGGCCGCAATATCCGCACCTCATTAACGTAAAAAACGGCATGGTGGATCTGTCCGGTATAACGGTCAACATTGAAGATGCGGCGGATCTGGACCTGGAGGCGTTACTCAAGCCCCATGATCCTAAATACGGATCGAGGGTGCAACTTGATGTTGAGTATGATCTGGATGCGACCAATGATATCTGGTATCAGACCCTGAATGAGATATTCCCGGATGGTCGTCCGGTGGAAGCCGGTAGAACGTGCCTGGGGGATGAAAAAATTAAGATGCTGAAACAGTTCGGCGGCTATGTTTTACTGAATACGACAAAATACGAAAAATGTCTTGTTTGCTACGGAGCCGGGGCCAATGGTAAAGGTACCGTAATGGATGCGTTCGCCTTTGTGATCGGCGAAGAAAACGCGACCGAATTGTCGATAGAGGATCTGGGAAAGAGCTTTAATTTGCCATATCTGCAAACCAAAATGATGGTCACCTGCGCGGAGCTGCCCCAAAAAGACAGTGGCGGAGGCGTGCAGAAATTAAAACAGTGTATCTCCGGAGATATGATGAGCGGTGAACTGAAATTCGGCAAACGCGTGGATTTCAGGAATAAGGCCAAATTTATTTTCAGTATGAATTTGCCGCCGACGATAAGCGATAAGTCCTATGGGTTCTATCGCAAAATTCTTGTGCTGAATTTTAACCGGCGGTTTGAAGATCATGAATTTGACAGGGACCGGCGCGAGAAAATACGCGAGCATAAAAACGGCGTTTTTTTGTGGATGCTGGACGGGGCCGTTGATTTGATTAGATCCAAGGGTTTTACCGAAACCGAAGGGACGGTAAGAGAAAAGAACCTGTTTTTTAAAGCTATCAATCCGATGTTGCTGTATGTCGAGGAGCAGTGTCGTGTCGATAAGGATGATGAGCAGTTGTATGTTCCTAAAACCGAGCTGCATGAAGACTACCAGCAATGGTGTAAAAAAACGTTGCATAAACCGTTGGGCCGGACTAACTTTTATTTGCAGATAGAGACTCATTGCAGGCTTAAAGAGGCCCGCCGGGAAGTGGATCGCGGCGGTATTACCAGCACTCCGCGATGTTATGTGGGGATTGGGTTGATTTGAGATGGATATGAGTGATCGAGGATCATTTGTTACCGAGTATGTCTACTATGTTAGGTGTTTTGACGCCGCGAAACCGGAAAAACATCTTTGCTCAACAACGATCCCGTTGTATGTGGCGGGAAGCGCTGGGCGATTGTTGGAGATCCTGATCAAATGGTAAGGATGGAGATTATGGAAACAGATAATAACGATTTTATATTTTTAGATGGTGAGGAACTAAAGGGTCTATATCTATACAAGGTCGATTTGGAAAAGGCGGTTGATTTGGTTTGTACGGGGTGTGGAAGAGAATCAGGGTTTGTACCTACTATGGAATATAGGGGTGATTTAACCAATATTGCCGAAAAATGCAGTGAATGTGGCGGCAGGGTCGTGATTGATGAAAAAACGGCTCCCTGAAATGCCCATATTCGAGCGATCTCAGCGAGCCGAAGGGTTAAGGCCGTACAAGTAATCAGGTAGTTTTGCTGGTCTACCCGGTTTCCTTTCTTTGACAAGATCAAGATCCTTTTTGCAGATAATCCAATCCCGACCGACTTTTGTTGCGGGGAGTCGTCCGGCCTCGATCAAGGCCCGTCAAATCGACTCGCAGAGACGCCCTGTATTGGACGATCTCAGCGATACGAAGGGTTAAGGTCGCACCTGATATCAGGTATTTACGGAGTTTCAGCTTTCAATATTACGTTTAGCTGGTCCGGCGCTTTCGCCTGGATTACGTTAACGCGGCTGCGTGGTGGCGGTTATCGAAGGATTCGAGTTGATGATTTCGAATCAATATCGCAACCCCTCGTCAGGTGGTCTTAGTGAAAGATGGAAGGCAGGAATCGTGAATTGCAATCACGAGTTGCTGTTTGTGTGTGCCTATCCCCAAGGTCACTCTTCTGATATTTGGACCTGATTCCAGATACCCGCGTAGGATACTGTAAAAGTACCATCAACTGTCGCAGCATTTTCGGAATCTATGCGCACCGTCACGCGATAGGTTCCTGGTGGGAAATCCGTTCGATTGCCATTTGGTTTTTTGTGAGTGAAAAACCTTAAGACATCAGGGATATCTTGAACTGCAACACACAGGTCTAACCGTCTTGGCAGATCTGTATCAATGTTCCTTGGGCCGAAATCTGGTTCGTGTGCCCATTTGAGAACAGCTGGATTGACGAAATCTGGATGAGGCTGATACTCGTCGCCTGGTTCAAGGATGTTTACCTCAATGAGCCTGCCTTGACACGCCTCTGCCACATCATGGCCATCATTGCAGACCATTAGGTGACAGAAGAAACCGGGTGTTCCTCCCATATCTGCTACCGTCCTTGTATGATAGGTTTCATTCGGGGCAAAGTAAATGCGTAAAATCGGTCTTCTAGAATACTTGCAAACTTTCTCTATCCATTTTAAGGGATTCAGTAGTCCTAATATTTCGACAAGAGTCATGCCTTCCTCTCGATTAGTGGTTATAAGCGGATAAACTATGGTTATACGTCATAAACAAATGGACAAACGCGCACATTTAAAGACACATAAGCTACGTATAGAGAATTCAAGATTCATTGCCTGCACCCTGATTTCCAAACATTAAAGATTTCTTGCCTCAATCTTATATTCACATACATTGAAGATTCGGAACCAAAATCATGGATGTCATCTTTTAATTTGAACACAGATTATGTGTTATCTTTCTTTATGTCATATCCGTTAATATTTAAGATATCATAAATAGTGGTTATCAAGTCAAGTTAATCCCTTTTTTAGAGTTTTTTTCCCCGGCGCCCGCTCCCCTCCCGCTTTTTTCAAAAATTTAGAACAATTTGTAATAGACTACCGTATTTTTGGTAGATTCTACCAGTTGACTACCAGTTTAAGACCAGAGTTGAAAAAAATATATGTAATAATATCAAGGTCACTTACCGGTTTTACCATAGTTTCTTTCTTATTTATTGTATGCGAGGAAAAAGAAATAAAAGATAATAATATATATAAGGTTAAATCGCTCAACTTTGGTAATTTTGGTAAGATCCGCCAGGGCCGCGGGCGGCCTGGAAAAAAAATGGTTTATAACTGGCTAAAAACCGGTAGTCGATCAATCGACTTTGGTAGAAGTCTATAACGCTTGAAAATGGTGATTGGGGTGGAAGGGATTGGATTTTTTTGGCGGTTTTGGAATTCCAGAGTCGATAAAGCCCCTCAGAGATGGTCTGGGGATTTTTGGAAATCCAAAGGGGGGAGGGGTGGCAAGTCGCAAATCCTTGACTGACGCGACTTTACAAGGGTTGACATAACTAAATATGGATGTCAAGCGTAAAGGCGGTTTGAGTCGTTTTATTTTAAGTCTGGGGCATGCCGGGGCTGGATGAGATGGTCGGGTTCGTTGTGTTGGCCGGTGCGGCCTGGCAGGAGATGTATAAGGTTGTATAGGGTTGGTCGGCAGCCGGGCACGTGCGATGATCGTTAGCGCCTGGGGCCTGGTCTCCAGGTTTGTACTAAATACTGTTATGATAAACACTGCTTAAATAAGCAGTATAAAAAGAGCCTGGCGGCTTCTCAGATCGTGGCTGGTGGTTGGTCCGGGATGTTTAGGTCCGGTATAGTTGACAGGGGAATTATGTGTGATTATGGCATTTGCTCGCAATATCTTTGTAAAGCGTTGATTTTCGCGGGTTTGCGGATAGGGTAGATGGGCGGAATAACGATTAGAGAAGATTAGGCCGGGTTATCGGCTGTTATAGCTAAATATTGATTAGATGGCTTTGACGAAATTTGGATTATTGAGACAGTTTATTTTATTTCGGATCTGGTGATATCGATTGATGTCGATCAAGATCGGCTGTTTTTATATCGATGTTGTCGGCTCAACGTCCGATAACGTACAGTGTGTAAACTTTTAACCGGTTTTCCGGGTGTCAATTTCGGCGGTTACAGCGGATTACCGGCAATTGCTTCTTCTACTATTTTTATATCATTTCCAGGTTTCCAGATCAATTCTTTTTCAATATTCTCGAAATCGGCAAATCCCGGAAACGGACTTTTTTATGTCCAGCCTTTTCAAGTGGGTTTCGTCTCCGGCCTCTCGGGGTGAAAATAGATTGGCCGGAGAGCGACTGCCCGGATCTCGGAAAACGGAAAATCGAAAACCGGGAGATCCGGGACTCCTCCCCCCCATCAACCCTGTTTGGTATGGGATTTTTCAAACTTTTTCGACCTTCGCTAAATTTTTGATCTTAAGTCGGGGTGCGGGGTTTTGTGGCCAGGGAGCGGGGCTAAAAAAACTTGTCAAGTACTTTTTTGGGTAAAAAAGGTAAACGTTACATTAAATAGCGTTAAATAGCATTAAATAGCATAAAGATAATTTTATTTCTCCGCAAGCGGCATTTTTTTAAAAACCCGTGTTATATCTGTAACGGATTGTATTCACCTTTCTCTGTTGGGTGGATAGCCGATATTTGACGACTTTATCCGCTTCGAATGATTCGACGAGGATTTTATGGCAAACACACAGTCCAAAATTGAAAAGCTGGGTTATGCCGAAACCGTCCAGGAGTTGATGAAGGGCGGCATCACTGTCGCCAAGAAAATCGCCGAAATACTGCGCACCGAACACGGCGCGGATGTTTCGGATTCATCGGTTACCCGCTACGTCGCCAAAATCAAGCACACCATCAAGGACGATGCTTTTAAAACCATCCGCGATCACGTTGATAAAGAGGTGCCCAAAGATCTGGATGCCCTGGAAGATATGGAACGGCAGTGTCTTGATTGGGCCTTCGAAGATCCCAAGGAACTGGCCGAGCGTTTGACAGATGCTATATCGCTGGTCGATGGAGAGCTTGATAAATGGATATTACTACTTGAGAACCCGATTGGAGAAGAAAAAAACCGGAGAGTCGTTGTTAAACAGATCGTGCGCATGGCGCTGGACTATGTGCTTAAAGACGCCCGTATGCAGGCCAAGCGAATTCAGGCCATGAACACGGCGATAAAAATTATCGACTTAAAGTTGCGGCAGGCCGGCCTGCTTGACGATGATACCAAAGGCCGGATTATTATTTTTGACAGCAGTAAAGATTATGATGAGTCGAAGCACGGCGATCAGGCCGGTAGTTTTATGCCTTATGTTGTAAAAACATCACGGCAAGAATAACAAAACAGGAATGTTTAGAAATGTCGGATTTGTTATTTGATCTTTCACCCACTGTGAGCGCATTTGTGCATACCGATGCGAATATTGTGATTCTCCGCGGGCCGAAAGGTGAGGGTAAGACATACGGGGGGGTCGCCGCTCTTATTCGCCATGCCGAACGCTGTCAAAAAGATATTTACGGCGCTCTGATTCGAGATACCCACCAAAACATCAAAATGTCAACGGCTCGTGACATTCAGGACGTATTGGGCTCTTATGGTACGTTCAAAGATGATTGCAAGCAGTTGATCATTCATTCTAAACCCAAAGTTCATATGTACTTATTCGGCATTGACGATCCGGCGGCGCTTTCCAAGCTGCAAGCGTTTCAGTGCTCGATAATATGGCTGGAAGAGCCAGCTCCGATTAAAGAGGCAGCAAATGCCGGCCTTCCTCGGGATGTGTATAATCATTCCATTGTGCAGGCGGCGCGGCAGCAAGGGACGATATTGCGAGTACAAATCACTCAAAACCCTGCGGATGAAGATCACTGGACCGAAGAGGTAGCTAATGAGCCGGAGGTTGTCATTGAAGATCCCGAGACCGGTTTAAAAATAATAAAGAAAGTTTTTAATATTCCGTACGGAGAAAACAAATATTTAAAACCCATGTCCCGGTTAGCGACCAGGGCTGCTTTTAAGGAAGGCACCGGCGAACATACCAGGTATGTTAAAGGTAAAGCTGCTCCGCTGCAAAAGGGCAAAAAAGTTCTACCGGAATATGGCGATATGCATTACGCAAACAGAGAGCTGCCGGTTATACCCGGAGCCGTGGGTGTGCGGTTTTATGACGCCTGGCATCATCCGACCTGCATCATCGGTCAATTGGTTCCCCCTGGAAAACTCTGGGTTCATCAAGCATTCAGTGGTGAAGGCATGGGTATGCGCGAGTTGATTACCGAGCAGGTTAAGCCCGCTCTGTCTTCTCCCAAATATAAAGATAAAATTCATGACTGGCGCGATATCGGCGATCCTTCCATGAAAACCCCCGATCAAAGTACGATAACAATGTCTACCGCTAAGGTAGTAGAAGATTTGTTAAATACAAGATTCGAGCCGGGGCCGACCCGATGGAAAGCCAGAATACAACCCACCAAAACGGCATTAAGTCGTTTGGCCACGGATGGTGAAATAAAAATTTTAGTGTCTTCTACCGCCTATAAACTGCATCGGTCTTTGAACGGCGGCTGGCACTGGAAAACAGATAACTCAGGAAATATTATAGGGACGCTGCCGGTGCAAAATGACAATTTTGCGCATTTGGGAAATGCTTTTGCGTATGGTGTATCGATTGTATTTCCGTATGAATATGAAGATCAGAAAAAGGGCAAGAAAAAGAACCAGAATAATAAGTTCGGGCGTGCGATGAGTTATGCTCCGAGCAGTACGTCTGTGTACAGCAATGTTCCGCCTCCGATGATATGAATATGAATGAAAAAATAAATATAATCGAATTTGGAAAATCTATTTTTGTGGATGAAGTGGATGAAATTCCAAAAGAAGTTTTTGAAAAACTAAAAGAATTTGAAAGGCGTAAAGATAGATTTGCCAGGTGTATTTTTTCGGTGCCAGAAGGAGAGTTAGTAAATTATGACCGGTTTTTATAACAGATACTGGGAAATGAGGCAGGGCGGGCCGCATGATAAGGGTGATGATATTTTTAAGTGTACGGACTGCGGGGGCGAGACACACCCGGTGATGGGTCACAACGGCGAGCCGAATCCCGGAAATTGTTTCAAACACTGCAAGTCGCGGGAAACCCAAAAGCGGCCTGTTAGTGTAAAGCAGTTTTTTAATCAGGAACACGACCGCATTTTTCCGAATGCGCCAGGCGCGGGGATGTAGCGTATGCCAGTACAAATGGGCGGCAATCTGGATGAATTGAAAGACCGGCACAGGGAAATTGTCGTTAGAGACAATTCCATGGACCCGCAGGAGCTTGAGGAGCGCAAGGAGGCGGCCCGGCGTTACGCCATGGAGGACGAGCAGCATTTTGTGGATTATCTGAACGATTGCGTCGATAAATCTGTGGAAGATAAAAAAGAAATACGAAAAGTGCAGGAAGAATGCTGGAAGGTGTTTAACGAAAAAGAGCCGGCTTCTTTTAAAAATAAGGCCCCGTGGCAGTCCCGCATTATCGTGCCGAGGCCGTTCGAGTCGGTGCAGTACGGTGCCGCGGCCATTAAAAAAGCTTTCTCTCCGGATTATCTGTCCGTGCAAAACCCCAAGGATAAAACAGCGGCGGAGTTCTGGAAAATGGTGTTAGATGACCAAAACGGTAAGATGAAGGGTAATTTCGTTCTCAAGTTTTCGGACGCTAATCTTATGGGTCTGGCAATCGGCGAAAGCCACGAAATTATCCCGCGTTTTGTACCCGGCCGGGGCTTGGAATACACGCTGGCCGAGCCGTGGAAGATCCATCGCGACCCGGATGCGCCGTCCCGCGATCCGCAGGGGGGGATGTACTGGATTCATCAAGAATGGATCGACTGGTACGTGCTGTTAGAGGGGCAGAGGAACGGCAAATATGTTGCCGTGGAGCGGGCCAAGGATACGTCGGGCACAAGTATTAACAATCCGTTTATGACCAAGGAGGCGATAGCGGCCCGTAAAAAGCAAATCTGGAAGCGTTCCAAATTCAGAACTATGGTGCTGGTTTCGGAATTTTGGGGCGTCGTATTGGACAAAAAGGGCGAACTTCTGCTTCCCAGTGCAAATTATACCGTGGCCGGCAACCGGGTCATCGAGGAGCCCAAGCCGCTGCCGTACCGTTCTCTGCGTTGGCCGGGAGTATCTTTCTCGCCCCTGCCAAACATTTTGGCGTTCGGCGGCAGGGGGTTGGTCGAAGGGGTTACCACCATATGGGAGTCGATGTGCAATTTGATGTGTTTGCATGACGATTCTCTAAAATGGGTGGTCGATCCTCCCATAGAAGTGGAGCAAGACCGGCTGATTGATAAAGACGATGTGGAAGATTGGCCCGGAAAAAAATATCTGGTGCGCGAGAGCGTGCACGGAAACCCGGCAATACGTGCGGTCAGCCGGCGGGATGTGTCCAACTCGGTGATGGGCAATATGCAGTACCGGGATCAGTTGTATCAGCGCGGGAGTTTTGTGACCGATGGCGTTCAGGGATTGCCCGGCTATCGCAAGGATATGACCTGGCGCGAGAGTTCCCAGCAGTTGGATCAGGCTATGGGCGTGTTCGGCCTTATGGGTGCCAATATCGAATTAGGGGCCGTGCATGTGCAGCACGCGGCCCAGGAGGTGATCGAGGCGTTTGCCGGTTATGCCGATTACGCCCGGATGTTCTCGGAGGGAGACGGCGAATTGATGCTGCAACAACTTGGCATACGGCCATCGCTGTATGCCGCCAACGGTATTGAAGGGCTGCCGTCGATGTCGGGTGTTTTCTCTGTATCCGGGATTCAGGCATTGATGAAGGACGCCGAAACGCTGATGAATCTAAGAAGCGTGGTGATTCCGCTGGCCGAAAAATCCCGCTTTGCGGAGTACATCCTGCCCTATGGCGTAATTAAGGCGCTGGAATCGCGGATCAACCTTACCGATGAGGGTGTTTTTGTTGATGAGGATACGGCCAATGAAATCCGGGAAAAAGAAAAAGCCCGGATGCTGAAAGCGGAGCAAGGCGAACATGACGCCCGCGATATGGCGCTATACCAAGCGGTGTTAGCGCTAACCCAGAGACAACCGCCGCCGGCAGGTGCTGAAGGAGAAGTGCCGCAATGAAAACCGTTTTTGGATCGATGCAGCCCGAAGAGCAGGCACGTGAAGAGCGTGAAGCCCTGGCAGAGAAAAAGGAAAAAGAGCGTCTGGAAAAACAGGCCGGTTTGTTGGGAGTAGTGAATTCGGAAGCTACCAAAGTACTTGTGGGGATAATTAGGAAACAATTGATCGGCAGAGTAGAAGCGCTTGTAAAGGGAGACGGCGAAGCCAATGCATATATAAAAACATTGAATGAATTAGGTATTAAAGAGGGTGCGGCTTTAAACGCCGCCAAGGAGTTACAGGAAAAATATTTTAAAATAAAAGAATAGCCGAATTCCCGCCCAAGCGGGAGTTGTGAAAAAAACAGGGGTCTAATTTCGGTTTGGCCAAACTGAGATTAGTTAAGTAAAAAAGGGCGCTGGTGTGAGCGCACCCTCACACCATGCGCCCTTTTTTTGCCCCATTTAATCAAAACCGGCCCCGTTGAAAAGGACAACGCCGGTTGAAATCTTTTAAGCTTCGGCCCCTTAACAGGAGAACGCCGGAAAGAAAGGAGAGCGGCCATGACAGCAGAAGACAAGCAGACAACGCCGGACCTGGATAAAATAATGGTTGAGGGATTAGAGGTTTTTGACATGGATCCCAATCAGCATCCAGGCTCAGGCCCTGATGTCGAGCCCACGGCGGCGCAGCCTGCGCCGGGAATCGAAACCAAAAAGCAGAAGGAGGAGTCCGCTAAAAAGCCAGAGGAGCTTTCTGAAGACCCAGACAAAGATCATCGTTTCAAGACCCACGAAGAAGCAGAAAAAGCCTATAAAACCCAGCAGGCGCACGTCACCAAAATAGAGGATGAAAAGAAAGATCTGGGCCGGAAGGTCGAGCAGTTAGAAGAGAGAGTTTCCGGCTTTGAAGCCCAGGACCAGAGCGAAAAAGAGCGCCAGGCCCTCGAAGCTGCCGATCAGGAGATCCTTGAATTCTCGAAAAAACGTCACGAGGAAGTGATGGCCGCTATTGAAGAGCTTGATCCGGAAGATGCGGAGCACAGTAAAAAAGTAGCGGAACTGTGGGCCGGGCTGAATGCGGATATCAGAAAGTTTGAGAGAGATACCGTGCAAAAAATCGAAGCCGGCGAAGCGGCCGCTCCCGCCGGGGAAGTAGCGGACCACAAAAGCGGCGGAGGGCAACCGGTAAAAAAAGAGATCGAGTCGGCGGCAGCGGATGCAGGCCAGGTCGGCACGGAAGATGTGCAGTATGTGCACGCGAGGGTCACCCGGTCCGGCCGCGATCCCCAGAGTCCGATCTTTCAGAGAGCGGCGATCCTTTCTCCTGAAGCGGGAGAAAGCGGAGCGGAGCTGACGTTAGATGAGCAGATCGACTGGGCGCTTAATAAGGAAAAGGAAATCGAGGGCCGGATAAACCACGAAGGGATTAAGCCGGATGATCCGGTCTGGCTGCACTTTATGCCGCGTGCGCCTGTTAAAAACGAAAAAGAAGAGGATCTCTCACTCGAAGATCAAGTCGGGTGGGCGATGGAAAAAACCAAAGAACACAAGGCGGCGGAAAGAGCCAAGATCAAGCAAGAACTGAACCTGCCGCTATCGGCCGGCAATGTCGGCCGAGGAACTAAAACAGAAGGAACACCTGATGCCGGGATATCCTTTGGCGCTGCCATCGACAAAGCCGTCGAGGGCCGTCGCCTCTAAATCGCAAAGAGGAGGATAACCTATGTCTGAGACTACCTGGACTTATGATGCAGCCGACGGGGTATATAAATCCCATGCTCTGTCAAGCAAGATGATGGAAACGGCGGCCCAAAAAATGACGGTGGTGCCGTTTACAACCAAGGTGGACCAGTTCGGCAAGCGCATGGGCGAGACCGTGACCCTGCAATACTGGAAAGAACTGGATGTGCCCACCAATTACGGCGAGCTGGACGAAGATACGCGCATTCCCATTGATAAGCTGGAGATGGGCACCCGCGCCATTACGATCAAAGAGTGGGGCCGGGGCGTGGAATACACCAACTTGATGGAGCAGCTTGGCAAGTTCGATCCCAAGACCGGCGCCCAGAAAAAGCTAACGATTCAAATGCATAAATGCATGGATATCGCGGCGGCTGAAGGGTTTAAAAATGCCAAAATCATTTTTATCCCCACCAGCTTGACCGGCGGCACCTGGGATACGGACGGCACGCCGTCAACCCAGGCGACAGTCAATCTGACCAAAGCGCACATGGGCGTCATCCGCGACTATATGGCCAACGACCTGCATGTGCCCTTTTACGAGGGCGACCATTACGTAGGTCTTTTTGCCACCAAAGCCCTGCGCGGCCTGAAGGATGATAAATCCATCGAGGACTGGTTTAAGTATCTGCGTAAAGGCGACCTGATCTTCAAAAGCGAGATCGGTCGCGTGGAGCAGACCCGGCTGGTGGAAGTCACGCATGAGGATGCCTTTTCCAACGGTGTCGGCTCCGGCAGCGTGCTGGGCGAAGGTGTGATTTTCGGTGACGAGGCCGTAGCCCGCGTGGAAGTGGATTATCCGCACTTGAGGGCCAACCCGAACTACCAGGGCAGATTCGGTCTTCGAAAAGCAGTGATCTGGTACGGGATCGTCGTCTTTGACATCTATTGGGACTCGGCCAACGACCTGGAAGCCAAGGTTGTGCGCGTGGGTTCATCGTAGCAGGCGCTTGCGGAGTTCGTATCGATTAACAGCAAACTCTCGCATTCCGGTCAAACGGATGCGGGAGCAGCAAACAAAGGAGGAAGATCATGCTACAGCAAGGAACAATCGCCCTGCCGTGTAATTACCTGGTCGATTATGATGATGTTGAGGGCATTGATATGGATCAGGCTGCCGGGGATTTGGCGGTTTTTGTGATTCCGTGTAAATGCGTTGTTGAATACGCGGCTGCCGTGGTGACGGAGGTATGTGCCGGGACAACAAGTACGCCTGTAGTCAAATTCGATAAACGGCCAACCGCGGGCAGTGACACGGGCCGTGGTGACGGAGATATAGGCCATTTGATTTTGGGAACGTCTGTTGCGGGGAAGTTTGTGTACGACGTGGCCGGCCGCAAAACGGTTCTGGAGCCGGGGCAAGAAGTTGTCTTAGAACTGATTACCGCGGCCGTGGGCACCCCCACGGGTCATATTCGCCCGGTACTGGTGGTAACTCCCAGGGATGAAATGTTTGCCAACCTGAGCGGCATGACCGAAACGACATAAAATTAATGATTGTCGATTAATGTAGCCGGTTGGTTCTGCTTGCGGGCAGGGCCAACCGGACAAAACAGGAGGTATTCAAAATGACAGCATTAGCATCTACGGATGTTTCCGTTTCGATTCCGGTTGCGGATCGTAATATAATCCCTACCGGAGCTAAAGTTATTTCCATTGCGGATGTCACTTTTGGCGACGGATCTTTGACGTATCCCGCCGGGGGCGTGCCCCTGCCCGACAAATCGATGTTCGGTTTTAAAAAGCAGATCGAGTTTGTCGCCATAGAGCCGCCCGTGGGAAACGGGTTTGTGTATAAATACGACCGCACCAACCACAAGATCAAAATATTTACCCAGGGCGCGGTCACCGGAAGTACGGCGGCGGCCGATTCAACCAGCGGCGCTCTGGCGGAGGATTCCGCTGCAGCGGAAACGGCCATGCGGCTGATGGGGTCTTCGGTTGATACCACTTACGACCTTGGCGGCATGATCGAGCTGCCTGCAGCTATTGCACCGGCGGAAGTGACGTTGAGGCTGCTGATGTTCGGGCAGTAGCAGTCTGAAAAACAAAAATCGGAAAGGATATTATTATGCAAACATTGCAAGTAAAAACCAGGGACGCGGATGGGAAAGAATCCAAAAAAACCGTGCAGATCGTGCGAAGCTGGGGCGTGTCATCGGGTCATCAGATTTTTTTGCACGCCAACGGCACTTATGGTTTCAAGGACGGCGCCCCGGCAAGAAGCGAGCAGGATTTAAGGCAGGCCATTACCGATCCAATTCAGTTGGAGGCCGCACTGAGCTGGTGGAATCGGGTAGGCCGCAAGCAGTCGGAAGCGTACTATGCGGTTCTAGAAAAAAGGCAGCGACAGCTCATCGGTGATTATGGCGACACCGGAAGTGCGGATGACAGCGATAAAGATATGGTTCTTTATGTGCGAATTCCTGTCGGTGCCGAAGATTCGGCCGAGTTTCAGACGCCGCAAACATGGATGGAGCTGGGTTTTGACCGCCGGCCGGGTTGGTGGGGTCAAGCCGCTGGCATCAAATTCGACGACTGGGTGTATGTGCGTCAAGACGAATTAGAGCCCGGCGCAGAGCCCGAAACCGCGTCCGGCCAGAAACAGCTTGCCGACATGACGGTGGCTTTTTTGGCCGAGAACGAAGTGCTTGCGCGGCATAACGATGACGCGCTGTACGAGCAATACGGGCCGCTACGGATTACCAAGACGACTCCGAAGTTCGCCCATGCGATCACGATTGTGAATGACCCCGAGCACGATCCGATTGTGTTTGCCGGCGAAGATGAGCCGAATCCCAAGATTTCGCTTGAAAGTCTGATGCTGGTCAGCGTGGAGCCCGTTGTCGGGAAAGCTGGCCCAGGTGCCGAAAACCATGACCCCAAGAGCGTCAATCCCGGCGAATTTTAGGCAATGGCTTACGGCGACATTAGAAAATGTTCGGCATGCCCGGCGTTTTGGATCGAGGACGATCAGATGTACGAGGACCCTAACACCTGCCCTCATTGCGGGGTAGATGTTGGGGATCATGCGGCGGTCGGTTTGGGTGCAAGCAGCTCGTACAGTTTTCCCGTAGCAAGCGTTCCGTTTGTTGCCATCGGCTGGCAGGCGGCTGAAACCATAACAGTTTATCCTTTAGGGGCCTAAAAATGTCTTCACAGGCTTATTATATTATCTTGACAACCCTGGGTGAGAACAAGGTTGCCGAGGCCATTGCCGGAGGATCTACGATATCCTTAACACAGATGGCCGCAGGTGAGGGCGATTATGCGCCCTCGAAAAGTCAAACAAGTCTCGTAAACGAAAATTGGCGGGATTCGTTAAGCAGTGTGGCACGCGACGGCGGAGATCCGAACCGGGTGATTGCCGCAGGAGTGATCCCGTTGGGTACCGGTGGTTGGCCGGTACGTGAAGTCGGAGTGTTCGACAGCGACGGAGATCTTTTCGCTATCGGCAAATATCCCATGACGTACAAGCCTACATTGGCTGAAGGGGCGACAACGGATCTTGAAATCCGCTTTATCATGGAGGTTGCCAGCGAAGCCAATGTCACCATTCTGGTTGATCCGGCCGTGGTTTTGGCAACCCGTGAATATGTGGACGATTCCATAGCGCCTGTGAGAAGGCTTTCGGCCGGAGCGACCGAGCCGTCTACCACCGTTGCATATATGCTATGGTTTGACACGGCCAACAACCTTTTGAAGATCCGGAACGCCGCAAATGACGCCTGGTATGTTTTGCCCTTTTCGGTCGTTTTGGATTATGTCCTGGACGTTTTGGCTATCGCCGAACCGGCCAGTCCGGCGGCAAACCGGCTGCGCGTGTTTGCAAAGGACAACGGCGGAACCACGCAGCTTTATGCCAAAGATTCCGCTGGCCTTGTTACCAGGTTAATGGGGACCGGCGGACTGGCCTTTTTGGGCGAAGTCCAGGAATTTGCCGCCGCTCAAAACTTCAACGCCACCACACTAACTTTCTCAGCTACTCAAAATTGGAACACCTCAACTGACCAGGTGACAAGGCTTACTCTTGCGGGCAACGTTACTATGGCCGCACCGACAGGCCAGGCCGATGGTAGATGGTGTTCAATCACATTCTTCCAGGGCGCTGTTGATTACACCATAGCATACAACGGAGTATTTAAATTTGGCAAAGCCGGACCACCTGATCCGCCAAGTGGTAGCGGCAGCAAGTCGAAGCTGGTGTTTGAATCAGACGGCACGAATCTGTATTACATGGGCCGGTGGGAGGAAGCATAATGTTGCCATTTGTTATGACAGGGATTAAAGACGATAATTTTTCCCCCCATTTGATTCCGTATAGTTGTCGGTTTGATGAGCCTTCTTTAGCTCATATGTCGAGAACTCCTGCGGGTGCGGAAGATCGACAAGTCTTCACCGTAGCTTATAGAGTAAAGTTGTGCAAATATGCCGCAAACAATGTTATACTTTTTGCCAGAGCTTCTGGTACTCAACATTTTTATATCTACTTTAATACAGATGGCAAAATTTGCATCCTTGATTATGATTCAGGTAATGAGTTTTCGTATATCTCAACTGCTGCATACCGAGATCCCACTTCCCACTATAATTTTTTAGTAGCTATAGATACTACTGAGGCAACCGAGGCTGACAGAGTTAAGGTGTATCTTGATAATGATCGCATAATTGATTGGGACACGGAAGACACTTGTGGAACGCAAAACCACGAATGCTCTGTTAATTCGACAGGTGTTCATTATATTGGATTTGATAACGGCACATATTATTCTAATATGAACTTATCAGATTTTCATATCATATCTGGCTCACAGCTTACCCCTTCTTCTTTTAACTATTTAAAATCAGGAATATGGTTTTCTAAAGCATATACAGGGCATCCCGCTGATGATTGTACTTGTTATCTTGATTTTTCTGATCCAAATGATCTTGGAGCAGATCAAATAAATGGTAATGATTGGACGGAAGTAAATCTGGCGGCAACAGATCAGTTGCTCGATACTCCGACCAATAACTTCGATACCATGAACCCGATTGATCTCTACAATAGTTCCCTTGCCTTAACGGAAGGAAATTTAAAAGTAATGAGCACTGACAATGTCGATTGGGAAGCTGCAAGGAGTTGGATGTTCATTGATGCAGAGGCTTCAGAAAACAGGTATTGGGAAATTACTGTTGAAGGGACTGGAACAATTTTTCATAGTGTTGGAATTGCAAAGGCCGCATCTACCTTGGATGCTGATTTAGGGACAGACACAAATTCCCTGTCACTCTATTTTAGCTCAGGGAGTGTATGGTATGATGGAGTAGAATATACTCATGGATCAGCCATAGATATTGATGATGTCATAATGTTTGCCTTTCTTGATGGTGGTTTATACATAGGATTAAATGGTAATTGGGCTGATGGTGATGGAAATTTTGATGAGGCTTCACCTACAGTTTCAATGAACTCTGAAGCTTCATTATCTCTTGAGGGACATTGGGCACCGGCTGTAAGTTGTAATAGGGTTAATAGTTGGTTGATTTTCAATTTCGGTCAAGGAGATCCGAATGGTAGTAATAATTACTCTGATGAAAATGGTTATGGTGGTTTTAAATATGAGCCGCCTACAACATGCCTTGCTCAATGTTCACAAAATCAAACAGAGCCAACCATCATTGATAGTTCGGAAGGATTTGTAGCTGAAGTTGATACTGGTGTAAATATCCCCACAACGCTTGCTTCGGCTCGTTCTGGATGGACTGATTATCTTGATATTTTAAAAAATAGGGATAATATTGAAAGTTGGGATTGGATATTTTCAGACGATCCAACAAACTCCATACACTCTGACACTGATGCAGGAAAGGGAGCCAAGCAAGCCCTTGCAGCTGGTGATGATTATGTTGGATACTCAATAAGAGTTGGTGCGAGGTATGGAGTTTACACGGATGAAATTTCCCATACAAATGGAGTCGAGACTGACCAAGCTCACGGACTCGGTTCTGGCGGTAAAATGGGAATTGTTAAGAGAACAGATAGTGCAGGTAGTTGGTGGACTTCGCATCCTGGGTTAACAGCAAACTATAATATAATTCTCGATACCCCTACGGCGGAAACTGCAACTGAATACGTGGCTATTGATGGAACAAATATCACAATTAAAGCTGCTGCCCCAACTGGAACGTATAGGGTAATTGGTTTTAGTGAAGTTGAAGGCTTTTTAAAAATTTTTACATATATAGGCAATGCCGATGCAGATGGGACTTATACTGATTGTGGCTTGAGATTGAAATCTTCACTTTTTCTTCAAGTTCCTAATGCTGATAACAGATCAATGTTAGATACAGCAAGAGACACATTTAATCCAGCGTACCATAGCCTATATCCAAATGGTAACGATGTGGAATCAATCGCATTGAATCCCTATTTAGACATTTTATCAAAAGGGTTTAAACTGCGAACAGCTAATGTGGAAAGAAACGGAAGTGGTAGGGCTTACATTGGTATAGCATGGGCAGAACAACCAGGTAAATATAGCAACGCAAGATAAGGAGGGAATTATGTGGAAATTTTCATGTGGGTCTATAGTAAAAGCCCCAATGAAAGGCCGGCATATTGTTAAAGATGGTGGGAGTGTTGTTCATCCCAATGTAGGCAATGCAGATGGTTTCGGATCAGATAGTATTGTTTATCCCCAATCTGTTTTGTCCAAGTGGAGCAAGCAGGAGATTTATAGTACCTTTGCAGCCAAACAGTTTATCGAAAAACGGAATTTTAACAAGAAATATTACACCACAAACGGATATACAGACAATGAGGTCGATCTGGTTGTAACGCGAACATGGGGCTATAAGCCGAAGATGACTCTGGATGAACTAAAGGCGCTCCGAAAAAATGAAGTGCGGAGTATAGCAAGGGGCATATATGAACAATTTGATCGTTATACCCTGCGGTATCAAAGCACTCTGGCAGATTCAGGAACAGAGACCCTTGAGATTCCTGCGAACGTAAAGGAATATATTCGCTTAGTCAGGTTAGCAAGCAAAACAATTAAAGCCATAATAGAAGGGTATGAAGAAGGGGAATATGATCTTCTCGCAGCATTTGACTGCAACTACGACATTATTGGTGGAGTCCAAGTAAGCCGTTGGCCTGAAGGTCCATAGCCACAGGAGAAGAAACGGAGGCCGCCCGGAGGTAACGTCAAGATGATTGGAGGTACTATGAGTGTAAGTAAAAGAATGAAAGAACCGCCGTCTTTGAATCTGTTTTTTCCGGATGGGGGCAAGGTTCAACCCAAAGGCTTTTCAGAAGTAAACATGGATGATGATGTTACGATTGTTATTAAGGGAAAAGTGACAAGCCTGGCCAACAATCCCGATGCCTGGGATAAGGGCAAGCGAATCGGTGCCAGAATATCATCCTGTGAAATATTAGGGCCGGACAAAAAGACGAGTTTTGATAAAGCGATAAAGAAAGCAAGAAAAACAGTGTAAGGATTGATGATTTTTGATTGTCGATTGAAAATTGAAGATCGAAAAGAGGGAGAAGGGTTATGAGGCGATTATTGACAGCAATTATATTGATATTGGGATTAATGTTTTTGACACAAGCGGCTGTACCTTCGCATGCGTTCATGCCGCCGGAATGGTGCCAGCAGAGCGATGAGAAGACAGCGGATGCAACCATTGATACGGGTGCCGGCTTTTTTTACGGGATCGAAGTCATGACCGACGGCACCAATCCCGTGACCATAGACATATATGACAATACTGCTGCCGGCGGAACAAAATTGATTCCAACCTGGGTAGTTACGACTGCTGCAACCGACAGGCGTAAGCCTTTGGATAGATTTCCATCAGTACCGTATTCCAAGGGAGTGTATGTAGATATCACGACTTCCGGGACTGTTAAATATATGGTGTTTTTTCGGGAAAGGTGACGTTTTTTTGGTTCAAGGTTCAGGGAACCCTGAACCCAGAACGTTGAACCCTGAACCTGTGGAGGCACGATGGATGGGAAAAAGCTGACAAGGTTGGTGCTGGACGCCCTGGACGAACAGAGCATTTCGGACAATTTTGCGGATCAGCGCCGCATATATGAAAATCTGGACTGGGCTGCGGAAATCTACAGTGCGGAAACCGGCCAGTTGCGCACTTCGGTGGATATTGCCACGATCATCTATCATCAAGCATATGATCTGCCGCCGAATTTCATAAAGCTGTACATGAAGACCGGGCGCGGCAAGTTCTATGCAAAATACATTTACGATACGGATCAGGTGTGCTGGCCGCAAATGGTTTCATATGAGAGAATATTCAGGGCCGATTACATCGATCCTCAAAAAACCCCCAACTGTTTTGCGATTAAAGAAAAAGAAGATCCCGAAAGCCTAATCACCGGAACCACAACGGCCAATGGTGCGGCCAGCGGCGGTGAATGCACCCTGACAGACAGCACAAAGAAATTCCTTAGCGACGACAAGGTTTATCCTCGCGATATCATCCATAACACAATAGACGGGTCCGACGGTTATGTGCTGTCGGTAACCGACGACACGCACGTGCAATGCGCCCTCTTCGCCGGCACGGATAATGATTTCACAAGCGGCGATACGTATGTGATCCAGCCGGCCGCCGAACGCCAGATTTATCTGGAGGCGCCTTCGGAAGTTACCGGCCATATCATCACGATTCCGTATATATGCACACCTCCTCCGATCTTTTCGGATTACGGTTTTTGGCCGTTTCGACCGCGTACATGCCGGGCGATTGCCTGGGGCGCGGCCAGTCTTTTCAAGGTTCCCAAACGTCAATTCAAAGAATCGAGCGAGTTGGGCGGGCATTTTGCAGCCGAGGTCAACCGGATGCGGAATGTGCAGGCCCAGAGAATTTTACGGTCAAGTTACGGGCATAGAGGGGTTCGGCTGTGAGCACGGAAGGGAAAAAGTTTAAAAGAAAACAGTTCGCTTTTACCGGCGAGTGGAATCCCACCGACGACCCCCTTGCAATTGGAGATGAGAATTACAGTGAACTTGAAAATTATCGTTATCGAAAACGATCCGGCCTGGAGGCAGTAGAAGGCTACACTCCCATCAATACCTCGCCCATGTCCGATACGCCGGGAACGTATTATAAAGGGCGTTCCGGAATACAACTCAGAAGTCCTCATACCCAGAAGTCACGGGTTCTGGTGCAAGCGTTGAATGCCGCCGGGACCGGATCGGCGGTGCTGGAAAACTTAGCGGCCATTCCCGACCAGGGCAATTTCGAAGCCTCGGTTTTGCATGTGGATGAATCCGGCACCGGATTAGGCAGATTTGCAAAATGGCCCGGCGGCCACATTGCCTATTGCAACGGCAAGGAATCCAAAATTTACGCCGGTGACGAGAAAGAATGCGATGCTTTTATAACATCGACCGCCGCGATTGTGCATGAAATTACCAATGCAATCAATTATACCGATGCCGTAAAGAATATTCTCGATACCTCGGGAAATATCGCAATTATTGACGCCACGTCAAAATGCTGGCTTGTGGGTTCAACTCGTCCGCTTAAGGGCGTGAAAAATTATATCAAAACACCCAACACAACCACCTCGACTTTAACCGTCAAAGAGTGGATCGGCAACGCCTGGTCGTCTCTTACGATTACCGACAACACGGCGGCCGGCGGCGTCTCTCAGGCGCAAACCGGGACCGTTACCTGGTCGCATACCAAAGATTCTTCAAAAGTCAAAATGTTGTATGGCCGATTGCTTTACTGGTATCAATTTGAGTTGAGCGCCGGCAGTGCGGAGATTTCTCACGTGACCCTTGATGCGGGTTGGCAAAATATTCTTGATCTCTGGGACGGGCTTTATCGGGTTGTGGGGCAGTTTCGGTTTGAAAGGTCGTTATTTGTACATGATGCCACCATGGATGTAAATACCGAGACTCCGGCCGGAGCCGATGCAGCCGGCTCTTATACAGCCAAAGTAGGCGGGCTTACCTCCAGCGAATGGATCGATGGCGGACTGGAAGAAAGTACCTGTGCGCTTTATGTGAAAATGTTTGAAGGTGAGTCCGGCTATGTCAATGCCAATGCAGCCGTGATGACCCTGGAATATTGGACCGGTACTGCATGGCAAGCGGTTTCAGGCTTTTTTGACGGTACATCGGAAGGCGGCAAAACTTTGGCAAAAACCGGGTTCATCGTTTGGGACCCGCCTGACCTGGCTGATGAGGCTGTTAAAAACGACTATGGTTCCAATTTTTATTACTACCGGATAACAGTCAGTGCCACGTTGAGCGCCAATGTTTATATCGACCTGGTTAAAGGCGTCCCGTCTCCGCAGATACTCTTGCCGGGATACAAGTTCCCTTTTATGTTCCGCGGCCGTCCCATGCTTTGCTGTAATATCAGCAGCAAACAAGGAAACCGAGTGGATTTCGGTATCTCCAGATCGACGGAAGGATTTAACGGGCCTGACAGCAGCTTCGGCTATGAACCGCTCTCTTTCGGCGGGGTTGAAGACTTGACCTGTGCCTGCGAGCTGTATAACCGGTTCGGTGCCAATATTTATCATATGGGGATCTTTTGTAAAGATGCCGAAACATATCTTTTAACCGGAAATGATGCCGACGATTACGATATCAGAAAAATATCCAGCACGGTGGGCTGTCCTGCGCCTTTGACCATGGATACGATGGAAATGGGCTACGCCATGACCGAAGGCGTTGTGCGCAATATAGCAGGCTGGGTGTCATACAGCGGACCGTATTTGTTTGACGCCGGCATTCTGGAGCCGATCACCAAAAACCTTGCCTGTTATTTCGACAAAAGCGATCCGAGATGCATCAATTTTGATGCCATTGAAAACTGCCGCGGCTGGATGGACCCGGACAATCTGAGCTATGTCTTGGGGCTTTGCAGCGGGGCCGGCCAGACCGAGATCAATGTATGGGTGGCATATGATCTAGTCTTGAAACGCTGGTATCCCATCAAGCCGGCCGGAAGCAACGCCTATCCGCAAGCTGCTTTCAGGGTGGTAGATGAAGACGGCGCCCAGTATGTTTACGGGCTGCGCGACAACGGGCACATGATGAAGTTGGAGAATGGGCCTGACTGGGACGGAGAAGCAATAGTTCAAAAAGTGGTTTTTGCGGATCAGGTGCCGACCGGGAGCATGTGGGACATAGTTACGACCCGGCATTTCAAGCTTGTTTGCGAAGCGATCAGCGAGGCCGCGACGATTGAAATTAAGCACTATAAAGACGGTGAAGCCGCTGCGACTGAATTGCGATCCATAGCAGCTAACGGAAGCAATCGTTATGTCAGGAACACGCAAAAGTTTGAAAAGAAAGGCTGGTCCCATAAATTTGAATTGCAGACAAGCACATCGAGCGTCAAAAAGGGCGTGCCCCTGCTGGCATGGGGCTACACCTGTGAAATTTTACAGAAAGACTATTGAATTGTCGATTGACCCGACTTCGCCTTGCGGCTCCCGCCTACGCAACGCTACGGCGCGGGAACACGCCGGGCAAGTGATTGTTGATTGACAAATTGAGGAAGGCATTATGGATCTGTCAAAAGACTACTATTTTCAGAGGAAGCTACGAAAAATCATGAATACCGCGCCTGAAGTAAGAGCAATTCCGAATACTGAAGGCGTTGTTGCGGCGCATGTTTCCGGCAAGGCGGCTGAAAGCACCCGGGCCGGTGCTAAAAGTGCGGGAAGAAGTTTAAGAAAAAGAAAGCTGGCTGAAATCGTGCGCCAGAACACAGCCATGCGCGGCCTGAGATATGACGCCCTGAATATCGCCAAAAGCAACAGGGAGACTATGAGAGACTTGGGCCGCAAAGCAACTTGGATTGAGATTGCCAATATTGCAGGGACCGGTATGGCCGGCTATCAAAAACACCAAAAACAAAAAAAGCAGGAACAGCAACTTGGAGAGCTAATGGCGTCCAATGAGCGACTGTTGGAAATAAAACGAAACTATTACAATAAACTGCTACAACAAGATTAGGGGTGTATCATGGCGAGTTTGAGCAATATTTACAGTTTTAAAGCTAAAGATCTTTTCAGTCCGCAATATACGGCGTTGACCGAAAAGAAGCCCAGAATCCCGCTGGCAGCAATCATCCATGCACAGACTCCGGCTTATAAGGCTGCTAAAGAAGTATCTGTTGAAAAACAAATGGAAGAGGAGGCGCTTGGGCAGGAACAAGAGCAGTTTGAAGAGGAGATGAAGCTAAGGAAAGCGGAGCAGGCGGAGACCGCGGCGTATCATACCGAAGCTCAAAAACAGGCTGAAAAAGCAACAAAGGTTTCCGGGGCCAGTGTAGGAGCCGCGACAGGTGCGATAGTAGGATATGCCGCCGCGGGTGGTGGCGCTGCCGCCGGAGCCCAAGCCGGAGCCCAAGCCGGGACGGCGGTGTCACCAGGAGTCGGCACGGCAGTGGGAGCGGTTATTGGCGGTGTTCTCGGTTATGTAGCCAGCGGAACGGTTTTATGCACGGAACTGCATCGCCAGGGGTTATTGCCGGATGAAATTTACCAGGCGGACTGTGAGTACGCCAAGAGCATACCGGAGGTTGTAAAGATCGGTTATCGGATATGGGCGCGTTATCTGGTTTTGGCAATGCAGAAAAGCAAGCTGGTTACCAGGCTGCTGACTCCCCTGGTCCGCGCCTGGGCCTATCAGATGGCCTATAAAATGGGTGTAGTAGAGAAAGGCAGCCGGTTGGGCGCCCTGCTTGAATGGGCCGGTGTGCCAATCTGTAAAATGATAGGTGAAACAATCGTAAAGAATCTGTCGATCATCGATAGCGCAAAAAAAAGGTATTTTAACTTTAATTTAATTTAGATCAGGAGAAAACAATGAATCCATATACCGCCGTGCCCCAGGCTTTGCGCGAGAGCCGCCGCACCCTGCGGGATATAATTACGGATATGGCGGCCACCCGGTCCGAAGAGGCCAAGTCTCAATTTGCACAATCCCAACAAAAAGGCGAGATTGAACTGGCTGAAATGCAAAGTAAGGCCAAGCTTGCCGAGATCGCCGCTGGTCGTAAATTTAAAGAAGATCAGTTGGATGAGACTACGCGGCATCACAAAGCAATAGAAAATATCCAGTCCCCCCAGGCTGAGATGTTGAACAAGACGGATACGCTACATAATTGGATGTTGAGTTCACCGCTGATTTCCTCGGCAGTCAAAGATATAGCTTCCAAGAACCTGCCGCCGGAGGAGCTTAACCAGGTGGTGTCCGGCCATCAGGCCAAGCAGATGTTCGATCAAATCTCCAAGACTCCCGGATTTTTTTACCGCAACTTAAAAGGGTTGGCAATCGATAAACTTGAGAGCATTACCGCCCAAATTCAGGACCCGAATTCCGGGCTGGATCAAGCAGCCATACAAAAACTTCATGATGAAGAGTATAAGCCGTTGTTCGACCAATTGGAAAAGCTGAGTGTAATTTTGGGTGAAAACGAAAAGATTACGCCCGAGCAGGAAGAAACAATCATTGATATGGCTATGGATTATGTCAAGGCCGGGGCCGGTACCGTGAGCCTGGAGGATGCAATCGTTGAGGTCATGGATGCGGTCAAGCAAATCCGTAATGAGGTCCACGGTAATAAAAAGTGGTTTCCGGCCAGCCTGGAAGAACTTCTGTCCCCGGCTGATGAAGCGAGTGCGGCCGGCGGTGATGATAAAGGGAGCTGGAAACATTATCTTAAAAACCCGCCGAAGTCTGAAACGACTCCGAAACCGCGAGCACAAGAGCCGACGAACCCGACCTTGCGAAAAATTATGACAGATCCGTATGCGCATATAACGCCATAATAAGAAACATGAATAAAACCGTCCAAAAGTGGTTTGATGATCCGGAATTCAAAGCCCTGCCCCTTTCGGAAAAAGAAAAGGCCCTGACTTTTTTCTTTGATCGGGAAATAGCCGGTAAAGATGCCGAAGGTTTCGGCAGGTTGCCGAGTACGGATCAGCGGCGGGTCAGGAACAACTTTGTAGAGATGAATCTGGCTCCGAACCGGCCGGCTCCGCCGTCGCGCGGACTGCTTTCCGATATTATGGTTTCAGGTGGGCGGGCTGCGGCTGGCGTACCTGAAATGTTTTTGCATGGCGCGGCCGGAGTCGATGAACTGGTTGAACGGCATGTCCTGCCTGAAGACGGCGGGTTTGATTTAAAAAAATGGGCCAGGGCCAAAGCGCGGGATATTGAGGGCTTCAAGGAAGAAAAGCTGCCATTATCAAAAGAAACTCTGACAGGTGGCCCCAGGTCATGGATTACCGGCGGACTTGAAAGCGCCGGCACTTCTTTGTCAATAAAACTACCGGCCACGTTAACCGGTTTTGCTTTGGCCGGCCCCTTGGGTGCGGTAATAGGATGGCTTTCGGGTGTACCGCTTTTTTCCATGGCCCAATATGATCAGAGCTTGCAGGAACATTTGAAAGCGGGCGTTTCGGAACCGGATGCCGAAGAAGCGGCAATTTTCGAGGCTGCGTCAGAAGGTGGCTTTGAGCTGCTTAGCGACGTGATTGAGGTTGTTACCCTCGGCACAGGCGGCATTCTGTCGGCACCCGGCAAAGAAGCCCTGAAAAAAGGGGCAGTAAAAGTATTAAAGGGAGCCTGGAAACAATCTCTGAAAAAAGGCGCTGCAGTGGCTGGGGCCGAAACCCTCGGCGAGCTGTCCAATATTGGTGTGCAGGCTGAAATACGTGCCCAGACCGGGATCGGTGATCAACGTTTCTGGCAGGCGATTAAAGAAAACCTGGGTTCTGTTACGGTGGCCAGTCTGATATTCGGCACCCTGGGCGGCGGCTTGAATCTCACCAACGCACATATTACCCGCAAACTGCTTGAAGATCAGACAGCCGATCCGGAAAGAAGATTGGCTGCTGTCAAAGAAGTAGCTAATGCCCTCAATAAAAGCTCTCCCGAAGTTTCCCGGCAATGGACCGCAGGAGCCGTAGACGCCGTAACCGTCGGCGAGCCGATCAAGCTGACCATTGAAAAGCCGGTCGATACTGCTAAAGTTGCCGCCGAAAAGGAAAAAACGCTTAAGAAAAACCAGCCGTTGGCTTCGAATGCCGAGGCTGTCGCCGATATCGGCAAGAAAACGCAAAAACCGATAGTATCCGAAATAGAAACGCCCCCTCGGACCCCATCGCCGGAAATGTCGCGTGGCGCCGGCGCGGCAATGGCCGCATCTGCGGAACCTGTTGAAGATCCGCTTATGGTTCAGCCGCGATCCATGGAAGAACTTGAGGCGATGCTGTCACCCGGCCAAAGACAGACCATCAAAGATCGAGCTGAGGAAATGGCTGTGGAAGACGCTGCGACGGATGATATTACCCGTGAATACGCCCGCGCGGTGATTGCAAAGCATAAAGCCGGGATCCCATCGCCGGAAGCGGAGGTTGAGCCTGGCGATGAAAAGGTCGAACCTGCCAAAGTGAAGTTTATTATTACGGCCCAGGATAAGGCCAATCTCAAAGAGCTGGGGTATTCCGACGATCAGATCAACAAGATGAAGCCGAATGAGGCGCAGCGGATCATCGAAGCCGGAAAAGCTCTGGAAACGAAGCCACAAGAAACCGTAGGCGCGGGAGCGGTAAAACCGTCCGCCGTGCAGATATTGACAGGGAAAAGGTCGAAAAAGGCTGAAATTAAGATCGATGAACCTAAAGCCGGCGGCGGGGAGCCTCCCGAAGTATCGACCGCGACGCAGATATTGGCCGGCAAGAAGCCTGAAACCAAAAAGGAAAAGGCGTTGCGGGAATATACAGCGTTTGTTGTCGGATTGACCGCTGAGGAAAAAGGAATTGCCGGCGACTTGATTGTGGAAGCGCCTGAATTTGCGTTGCAACAAAAGCTTAAGATTGAAAAGAAGCTGACCGAGGCAGATGAAAAAGAGCCTTGGAAAATACCCCTTAAAGAGTTTGTAAAAACAAGACCAGTAGAAAAGTATAGGAGGGTTATAAAGAAAGAAGATTTTTGGCATGGCCTTCATTCTGAGAGCGTTAGACAGGCGGTTGAAAGTGGCGATCCGGTACCGGACGAAGTTCTTAAAGATTATCCCAATCTACAGAAGAAAAAATCAGAAAAACTCAAGCCTAATGAAATCGGCAGAAACATCTACGGCGAAAGAGTAGGCGAAGACGAAGGCGGCCGCTATACGGTTACAGACTCGGGGATAAGGGCTTATGCCGCAAGACCGATAACTCCAACCAGGGCAGGAGTAATCTCTGCGCCTTACACAGCGCAAGAGCTTTTTGATAAGGGAAGCGAGTCGTATCTATCCAGGGAAGAATATGAGAGTTTTACCGCCGAGGCGAAGGGTGAAGAAAAAACGCCCGAGAAGACCAAAGAAACCAATAAAGATGAATGGAAAAGGGTTCCAGGAGGAGCGTTAGTTTCAACATTTGGAAATTATTTAATTAGTGGAGAGCCTGGTCAGTATCGATTATCAGACGAGAGTAACGGACAGGCTTTGGGCACATTAACAAATCTTGAAACTGCTAAGACAAAGGCTTCTAACCATTGGATAAAAGCGAACAAGGACAAAAAAGAGGAAACGGAAAAGCCAATTAATACCATCTCCTTTGAGAAGATAGACGAAAAAACGGAAAAACCTACAGAGCCTTTGACAAGGTCAAAAAAAGATACTATTATAGGTCAAAAAGAACCTACTAAGAAACCTGCGTCTGAAATGACCGCTGACGATCTCCTCGCTGAGTGGGATCTGCAAGCCGCTGAAACTGAACCTGCTCCGGAACCTGAAGCTAAAGAAAAACCGGTAGAGCTTGTTGTAACTTCGCTGGTGTCGGGTAAAACCGAAACAATCTCTTTGCCGGAGCCGCTTACGGCTAAAGATAAAGCCAAAGAAACCGCCGATCATCTAAAAAATGCCTTTAACGCATTTAAGGATATTAACAAAATCCTTGGCGAAGAAGGGGCGGTCGGAGAGCTTGACCCGAAGAAGTGGGAGCAAATCAGGCCGCTATTAAAGCTGGCATGGGATGAAGTTTTAGCGGCCGGAAAATCAGGCAAAGAATTTGTTGCATTAGCCCTAAAGAATCTACGATCTGAGGGCCGCCCGTACTTTGAAAAGTTTGTCCGCGAGGAAGTTGGAAAGGAGGGGCAAGATGAACGAACAAATACCGGCACCAATGTTCTGGATGAGGGCGAGGCTGATCTGGCTGCTGGCAAACGAACCGCAGGAGGTCAAAAGTCTGTATCAGAAAAGCCCGAACGTACTGCGCAAGAGGTTGCAGGAAAAAGCCCAACAAGCGGTATTGAAGCGCCGGAAACTGATGCAGGAAGGGGATCTGGCCGAGGACCAGATAGACGAGATAGTGCTGAACATGGTGGCCCCGAGCGAGGGAGTACCGTCCGAGCCGCTGCCGGAAGCGCAGGAACTGAAGATCAGGGACTGGTTGGAGAGTCAGAATTAGCTCCTGAAGACCGTAGCCATGTAATTGAAGAAGATGATGTAATAGTCCCCAAAGGCCCGGAGTCCAGAATCCAGGCCAATATCAAAGCCATACAGCTTTTAAAGAAGCTCCAAACCGAAGACCGCAATCCTACCCCTGATGAAAAGAAAATCCTGGCCCAATATGTTGGCTGGGGTGCTTTTTCCCAAAAAGTTTTCAATAGAGAATTTACTGATTATTTAAAAAATTTTGCCGACTATCGTTCTCCTGAAAGCCACTTTTACAATGATAGCGGCAAAAAATATCTTGCCTGGAAAAAGAAATACGGTACCAGGCTGCATCCGGCCCTCGGCGGTCTTTTATCCGATGAGGAATGGAAGAGCGCCGAAGAATCAACAATCAATGCCCACTATACGTCCAGATCCGTTATTAAGTCCATGTGGGCCATGGCCGAGCGGTTAGGTTTTAAGGGCGGCACCGTACTTGAACCAGGGGCCGGAGTCGGTCACTTCTTCGGACTAATGCCACAAGGTCTTGCTGAGAATTCTTCATTGTTTGGTGTTGAACTGGACACCATCACCGGTGGAATTCTTGAAAAACTGTATCCGCAGGCCCATATTCAAACTACAGCCTTTGAAAAATCAAAGGGCATAGCTGACAACTCCATCGATCTGACGATTACCAATGTTCCCTTTGCCAATTACCGGGTAATAGATAAAAAACATCCTGATTATTCCGGGTGGTCGCTGCACAACTATTTCTTTGGCCGATCCCTCAGCTTAACCAAGCCGGGCGGTTTGGTTGTCGCCATTACCTCGTCATGGACCATGGATGCCAAGTCAAACGGCAAGGTGCGCGAATACTTAGCAAGCAAGGCTGATCTTGTGGGCGCTATCCGGCTTCCGAATACCGCCTTTGCTGAAAATGCCGGCACCGAAGTTGTTACCGATATTTTAATATTTCGAAAGAAGGATTCCGGCAATGTATCGGCCGGTAATGATTTTAGGGTAACGCACAGGCTGGAAACCAAACAAAGCAAGCAGATTGTGGAAAAGCTCGATGCCGCCCGAAAGCGTTATGCCAAACTTAACGTTATGCCCAAAGGCCGGAAACGGACCAAGGCCGAAAAAGAGACATTGGCCGCGGCAAGGGTAGAGGTCGATAACCTTCTCGGAGAGCTTCAGGGCCTTTACGGTGTTAACGAATACTTTATTCAAAACCCGGAAATGGTTCTGGGCGAACATTCTATGAAGGGCACCATGTATGCCGGTGATTCATACACGGTAACTCCAACCGGCAATCTTGAAGAACAAATACAAGAGATTGTTCAGAGGCTTCCCGAAAATATAGCAGGCGAAGGCACTGACATATCTAAAATCAAGCCGGTATTATACGCTGATTTGGATTCTAAAGAAGGTACGCTGACTCAAAAAGACGGAAAGATTTATCTGGTTGATAACGGCCGCATGGTCGAACCTTTCTATCTCGATACAAAAGGCAAAAAGCAGAAGGTTGCCGGCGTAAGACTCAAACGCTTAAAGTCATACCTGGAACTGCGAGATCTTACAACCAACCTGTTTGAAGTGATGGCTGATGTAGATACAACAGACGATGATATAACGTATCTACAAGACAAGCTTAACAAAAAATATGACGCCTATGTTAAAAAATATAATCATTTCGGTCACACTTCAAACTCTTATATCAGAAAAGTCGATAATGATTTTGCTGTTGTCGACGCCCTTGAAATTGAGACCAAAGACGGTCCGGAAGATTTTGTTAAAGCGCCGATATTTAACACCCGAACCATCTTCCCGTTTGTAGAGCCTACCACAGCGGAAAGCATCGAGGATGCCGCCAACCTGTCTATTATTTACAGGGGGAGCATTCAGCCGGCTTATATTGCATCCCTGACCGGGACAGAAAATATCGATCAGGTTAAAAGCGATCTTATCAAAAAGGGTTTGGCATTTATCGATCCCACAACAGGATTAATGGAAGCAAAAGACCTGTACCTTTCCGGGAATGTAAAGAAAAAGCTGAAAGCCGCGAAAATTGCCGTTGAAGAAAATCCCGAATATAAACACAACATAAAGGCTTTAGAGGCAGTTGTCCCGGAAGATATGGATATTGCTTTTATTGAGTTTAGATTAGGATCTTCCTGGATACCGACTGATGTTGTTCAAGGTTTTTTAAAAGAAGTTTTAGAGGTTAATGCAAAGGTTGAGTATGCAAAAACAGATGTTAGCTCCCGTTGGTTGGTTTCTCGGGAGGGGTATGGCAACTGGGATAATGTAAAAAACAGAGAGACATACGGGACCGAGGATAATTACGGGACTTCATTGATCGAGGCTGCGCTGAACCTAAAGCGGATTACGATCAAGAAAAAAATGAGAAACGAGGCCGGTAATGAGGTCACGTATGAAGACAAGGACGCCTCAAAAGAAAATAACCTGAAAATTCAGGAAATCAATACCGAATTTGTCACCTGGGCCAAAACCCATGAGAAGTGGGCCCCGAAGCTGGCAGAGGTATATAACGAAGAAAAGAACGGTCATGTTCTTCGCAAACACTCAGCTCCTGTATTCAAGGATGCCGAAGGCAATAAAACCCTTCATTATCCAAACGCTTCAACCGCAATTACTCTAAGAGAGCATCAGAGAATTGCAGTTTCAAGGGCGCTGCAGGAGTCTGTTCTTCTGGCCTATGGCGTGGGTACCGGGAAAACGTACATTTTTATCACCGCAGCTATGGAAATGCGACGAATCGGAACCGCCAGAAAACCGATTATCGTGGTCCACAATCAAACCATCGATCAATACCGTCAATCATTTAAAGTTCTTTATCCGGGTGCCAAGGTCCTTATCCCGAATTATCACCAACGTTCAAGCCGTATGCGCAAGAAAACGCTTGTGAGCATGGCCACAGGCGATTGGGATGCTATTGTTCTGCCGCAGTCATTCTTTGACGGAATTGCGAATGATCCTGCCAGAGAAACCGCATTTGTGGAAGAACAGCTTGATATGATCGATGAACAGATTTCAGATGCGGAGTCCGAAGACGGCAAAAACTCCTTGACAGTTAAAGAGCTGGTAAAACTAAAAAAACAAAAACGCCAGAAACTTGAGGCGTTGCTGGATCGACGTAAGGATGAAGCGGTTATCTTCGAACAGATGGGAGTCGATGCGTTGCTGATTGATGAAGTCCATGCATATAAGCGCAGCGAATTCTATACCAAAATGAACAAGGTGAAAGGGATTGACAGCGGATCATCCCAAAGAAGCACCAGTCTTATTCTAAAGAGTGAATTTGTCCGGGAGAAAACCGGGGGGAAAAACGTTATTACGGCAACGGGTACGCCGATTTCAAACACCATGGCCGAGCTTTGGACTATGCTGAGATATGTCCGCCCGGACCTGCTGGAAGAATACGGCGTTACGCTGTTTGATGATTTTGCAGGGGCTTTTGGTAATGTGGTTGAAGGTACAGAAGAAACAGCCTCCGGATACAAACTGGTTGATCGTTTTGCCGAGTATGTCAACGGGCCTGAACTGCTGACCATGTTTTACTCCGGGGCTGATGTGAGGTTGACCAAAGACGCCAACTTGAACTTGCCAAAAATGAAGGGTGGCAAACCTCATGTTGTTGTATCTGAAAAGAGCCCGGAACTAACGCGGTACATTAAGGACATTATCAGGCAATGGAAAGCCTGGGAGAATCTTACCGGGCGTGAAAAAATGAAGAACCGCCATGTTCCCCTGGTGCTTTATGGCAGAGCTAAAAAAGCGGCGATTGATTTAAGGTTAATTGATCCTGATTATTACAAAGACGATCAGAACAGCAAAATAAGCAAGGCGGCTGAAAACATATACAAAGTATGGAAAGAAACAGCGAGAAATAAAAGCACTCAAATTGCATTTCTGGACGTATTCAGGGACCGGGCCAAGAACGAAAGGTTTAACGGCCAGAAGGATCTTAAAGAAAAACTGATGGCCACGGGTGTTCCGTCTAAAGAAATCGCTATATTTTCGGATGCAGGCACCAGCGAGACCAAGCAGTCCCGGATGAAAGAGAGCATCCGTAATGGTGATATTCGGGTTGTTATCGGGTCAACGGCAAAGTTGGGCATAGGGGTTGATATAGCTGATAAGATGATAGGTGCTCATCATATCAATGTACCGGACAGGCCCATGGATATCGAGCAAAGAGACGGCCGGATTATTCGCCAAACCAACGAGAACGAGGAAGTGGAGATATACCACTATTGCACAAAAGAAACCTTGGACTCGGTGATGTTTGGGCGTTTGATGAAAAAACAGCGATACGCGGATCAAGTGCTTACCGGTGATGTTGAGGGTAGAACGTTCAAAGATCCGTATAGTGTAGAACAGGCCTCTTTTGCGGAGTTTGCCGCAGCTTCTTCCGGAAAGGCCGGAAAGCTTCTTTTTGAGAAAAATGAGCTTTTAGCAGCCGAAAATAAGTACAAGGTTGCCCAGACCGCACACATCCGGCGCGTATCCAACGCGAGAAAAAATGTTAATCAAATCCCCAATGAGATTAATGCGCTCGAAGATTCTCTTTCAGAAGAAAACAAGCTGAAAAAGCATGTTGAAGATACCTTTGAAGGTGTGAAGTTGGGCACGGTGACGTTTGACGGCGAAACCATGGATCGGACGGATGCGGTCAAAAAGATCGAGGAGCGAGTCAGGGCCATAGCGGATGGGTGGAAAAAACAGCTTGAAGGCATGGCCTTCGGAGATTACCAGAAGCTTGTAGAAAGCCAGGCCGGAAAGTATCCGGGGAGTTTTTTTCATGACGAAGTGCGGGAGACTGTTCGAGCCAAGGCAGGCGGGATTGACATAAAAACAATCCTATCTGCAAACACAAACTGGAAACGAGGCGAAAAACCATCCCAAAAAATTAAGTTTAATAAAGAATGGGGTGGCGAGGAAGAACAGGTTCTTAGGCGGATTCGAGTTGCATATTTTTACAACGGGAAAAACCTTGATCGAGCAAATATAGATCCAGATACGCTTGGTCACAACTTTACCCGTAAATTTAACGACATGCTGAGGGTGGTTGCCGCAAGGCCGGGCATAACCCAAAAAAGTATTGATAAGTCAAAAAATGATTTGGCTGAATTTAAAAATATTTCCAAGGAAGCCTTTAAATATAAGCAAGAATTGTCGCACGCTCAGAAACGAATTGCCGATATTGACAGAGAGCTGGTTAATCTTTCGAATGAAGAAACTGAAGGAATGCCGATCACTGCACAGGAAACGACAAAGGAGATAGAGAAAGAAGCCGAAGTCGCCGAAGACAAACCTCAAGAGGAAATAGAGAAAAAAGATAGGGCCGCCAGTGTCTCCGGGTCAGTTCAGTATTACGCTTTTAGGGATAAGGAGTTTGTTCCGGTTGAGGGTAAAAAAGTTAAGGAGATTGATGGCTTTGATGCTTTTTTAAATAAGTACAATGACCGGTGGGAGGTTATTGAAGCCCGGAGCGGCCTTTCGATGGGATCTGGTGAGACTCAGGAAAAAGCCATTGATAAAGCTTTGGAAAACATAAATCGGTTAGGGATAGACCATGTTAACAAGTCAATAGAAACTGCTGTTAGTGAAACCGGTGAATCCCCATGGAGTTCCGGTGGCCACCCTGAATTTTCTACCCGTACAACTCTTGCGGAATACGAATTAACCCAACAGGATATTCAGGATATATACGAAAAAAGAGGTATGCAAGCGGGCATCTCCCCTGAAGGCCATGTTTGGGTAAAAACAAAGCCCGGCTATGGATTTGAGGTTCGGCTGGTCGATCATATTTCTGAAGACACTTTGGGGTTTGAAGTTGGAATCGGCCAGATGCAAAAAGACGGCAAGCTAATTGCCGGAAAATATGAAAATTCTACTATTGAACTGAGAAAAGACGTTGCGGATATATGGGCGCTACACCATGAAGAAGGGCACTTGGCTGAAGATATCGGCTTGTTGGCTGCTGCTGATATACGTGTGTTAAATAGTGCTGTGCGGAAGGAAAAGAAAGATGATGCCTACCGTCCGACCAAGGAAGATCGGGCAAATTGGATTGAATCTAACCTTGAAGCGCGGGAAAAATACAGAGATCGCGGGCGGCTTTTCCGGGTTCTTCAGAAGATCAGGGATTTAATCGATGCGCTGGTGAATCTTGCCGAAAGAACAACCTCCAAGAGCGTTCTCAGGGGCTTCGAGACCGGAAAGCTATTTGAGCGTGAAGGCAGACCAACAGTTGCGGAAGCTGTCAAAAAAAAAGGGCCGCTGTATAAGGTAATTGAGCCCGGACCGGTGATGGGCAAGCAAGCCCTGGATGATATTGAAAAGGATCGATCTTTTGCTAATAGGATATTTGAACAAAGGGATGTCGGAGTAAAAGAGGCTGAATTAGAGACCCAGGAGCTGCAAAAGGAAGTTCAGCGGCTGGCCGGACCCAAAAGCCGGCGGCGTTTCGCTCCTTTTGCTTATGACAAAGAGTTGAAGCGGTCTCGGGAGTCGGATCGGCTGGACATGGCCATGATGATCTTTCGGGATCTTAAAATTAATCCGGATAAAGCGCAGGAATTTCGGCAATGGGCAAAAGAGGCTCTGGAGAACCCTAAAACGCCGAAGGGCCGCAAGATCCAGATAAAAGAATATCTGGATATCCTTGATCGAGCAGAGAAGCTCACAGACGAACAAAAGGCCCTGGTGGACGATATCGGCAGGCGCTTTGACCGGGCGTTTATGATTGCCCAGGCGAATAAGGTGGTGAGCAGATTTCTTGATCACTATGTGCGCCGGGTGTGGAGTTTGCCCAAAGGCAAGGAAAGCGATTTCAGGTCTTCAGGCGCGGCATACGGCTTTAAGACCTTTACTACGGCCAAGATGCAGCGCAAATTTGAGACCATCCTGGACGGCTGGACGGAGGGGTATGATCTGAAAATTAAAGGGTTAACCAATTCATACGGCGCGTATATTGCCGATCTGGAAGCTATTCTGGCAAACAAGGATTTTATTGTTCAGGGTTATAGCACCGTCGATACCGAAGGTCGGCATTTGTTTTCAACATCCAGAAAAGGTCCATATAAAGATTACGCGCCTTTGAAGGCTCCGGGATTTAAAGTATGGGAATGGGCCGGCCGGGTTGAAACCGAAATTGCGCCGGATGAATCGAATGCCTTGCTGGTGGATGATTACGGCAGAAAATTCTTTTTCGGTGCCGTGGAACGGGAACCCGAAACGTGGGCCGTATTTACAATCGATGAAGATGGCAACCGGGGCAACCGGGCGCTGCGAGCTTTTTTAGATCAGAAATCGGCAGAGGAATTTGCCGAGAGAGTAGAAGAAGAGTCGAAGCCTTGGGCGGTTTATAAAATCGACGATGAAGGCAACCGTGGCAACCAGGCCCTGCGGGTCTTTAAGGATCAGAAAGCGGCTGAAGAATTTGCCGGAGAAAAGGATTTTGAAACCCATATCGAGCATCGACCGGCCAAGGAAATTGAAACTCATATCGAGTATCGACCTGCTAAAGACATTGCCGACGCCTGGGAAGAACGGCAACTGTATGCCCCTAAACAACTGGCGGAGATCATCAACAAAATGACCGCCGGGGATCGGCTGTTTCCTCAGACACCGGCCCTGGAGTCTCTGACAAGATTTAACATCGGGCTAAAAGCCTGGATCTTGTTGTCGTCATTCTTTCATCATATTGCCGGAGCCAGATCATGGACGCTCGGTGTACACCACGGATGGAAAGCCGGCCAGGAATTAAAGGACCCGGTTACCGGTGAAACATATACAGCGTCCGGCTGGAATCCTGTAACTGCGTTTAAGTCGGGGATGAAAAAAATCGAGGATCGAGCGCCAATTGTCTTTCTGGGGATAAAAAACGGCCTTACCATAGGGGAATTACAGGACTGGTCGGAAGCCTTGTTGCGAGACCGCAAGAACGTTGCCGAACGGCTGGCTAATTATCTGGGAATGAAAAAGACCGGCCAGGCCATAGCACACGTCAGTTTTTTGCGAGAGAAATTCACAGACAGCCTGTTTAAAAAATATTTTGCAGGGCTCAAGGCCGAAGCGTTTGTTATGGAATACATCCATGAACTACAAAAGGCCCAGACCGCACATCTTGAAAAGGGAATACCGCCTCCGGATGTAAACAAAATTGCCGAACAGGTCGCGAGATTGATAAATGCCGACTTCGGCGGGCTGCACTTGCAGCGCATGGGTCGAAACCCTACCTTGCAGAAAATATTGCGCCTTTTATTGCTGGCTCCGGACTGGACAGAAAGTAACTTCAGGACTGTCACCGGATTGATACCGGGACTCAATGAATGGATTAGCAAAGCGGTCGGAGATGTAAAGCCGCCGCCGGGCATGGATAAAATATTCCGTAAATTCTGGGGCCGTGTTGCGTTACGGATCACCCTTTCGACGATCTTGATACAACTCCTTTTGAACGGATGGGACGACACTAAGGAATTCTACAAAGAACAGTTGTTGTCAGATCAATGGAAAAAATTTCGATGGTTGGGAGTTGATATCAGCAAGCTTTATGAGGCTCTGGGGATTGATCTGGAGGGCAAGCGCAAGACGTTTTCAATCGGCGGTCACTTTTTCGATCCGCTGAAGCTGGTAGACCCCCCGAGATTGATCAAACATAAGGGATCTCCGATAGTTCGGGTAGGCGAGGCGCTAAAAAGCGGTACGGACTGGCGAGAGCGACCGTTTGTTTCAGCCACAGAGCTGCTGACCGGCAAAAAGACGGTGAAGGCGTCTCCTTACGAAGCTAAAGAGCAGTTTTTAAATAGGCTGCCAGCAACCATCGTCAATCAAATTGTTAATCTTCAGCCGGTTCAGGTGGGCTACTGGCTGCGTTATCTGCAAGGGGAAGAAGATGCATTGTCAGCTTTGTTGCAGAGCGCCGGGATGCACATGCATACGGCCTGGCCACCGAAACTTGAAGGTCCGATTACACCTGCCCAAGAAGGCGATCCGGTTTTTGATGCCATCCAGGATCTGATTAAATCCGAAGCGTTGCACATGGGTGCGCCGTCAAGACGAATCACCGCGGCCGGGATACCAAGGAAACTGACAGCGGCCCAATACAAAGAATATTTACAGGAATCGAGCGATATTGTCCGGCGTAGGCTAAAAGATTTGATAGGCAGCGATCGCTGGAGCCGAAAGACCCCTGAGCAAAGGGCCGCAATAATCGAAAAGGTTGTTAAATCGGCACGGAAAAGAGCCCGGCAAAAATTGAAAAAACGTTACTGGAAACCCGGAATTAAAGAAGCGGCATAAAATAGGAGCCTGAAATATGACAAACGAGAGTTGTAAAGATTGCAGGGCTCACAGTGGTGTTTGTAAGGACATAAAGCACCTTGAAAAAGGAAATGAAGATCAGTGGAAGGAGATTAATGCCATGAAAAATTGGATGATAGGAACCCTTGCATCATCGGTTCTTAGTTTGATCGGAATTGTTGTTATGCTTTTTTTGAAATTAACCGGAAAAAGCCCATGAAACACGAATACATCATCCTGCATCATTCGCTGACTAAAGACAGCAAGACCGTGTCCTGGGGCGCGATTCGCAGATTCCACAACCGGGACCTGGGCTGGCTTGATATCGGCTATCATTTTGGCATTGAGTTGCTGCGTGACGACTACGAGATACTTGTTGGCCGCATGATGAACGTTGCCGGGGCTCATTGCCCCCAGGGCGGCATGAATCAAAAATCCCTGGGCATCTGTTTTGTGGGCAATTTTGATGTTGCTTCGCCCACCAAGGAGGTGTGGCGGCTCGGAATTCGGCTTGTTAGCTCCCTGCTGAGCATATTTAATCTTCCCATCGAGAACGTCTATGGCCATCGAGATTTTAACCCCAAGAAATCATGCCCTGGAAAGATGTTTAGTGTCGAAGCGTTCAAAAAAGATTTAATCATTTTACCATTAAAAAAAGATGAAATGCTACGGGACGGAGGATATTGATATGGGTACTCCACTAATCGGAGACGTTATAGAGGCTGTAACCAATATCGGCGGCAAGATAGCCGATAAGATCTGGATGGATAAAGAGGCCCAGGCTCAGCTTTCTTTTGACAAAGAAAAGTTTAGCCAGGAAATCGGCCTGGCCGTTAAAAAGCTGGCCCAGGATGGCAATCTGGCCGAGTTGGAGGCCGTGTTTAAAGAGGCCCAGGCTCAGAGGGATTTTGTTTTAAAACAGTTTGGATCCGCCGAAACGCTAAAAGGTTTTGTTATCGGCCGGATCATCCTGTTAGGGCGGGCATCGATCCGTTGGATTATCGTCGGATGGGCAGCCTATATGGCCAACAAGGTTATTAAGATGATATTGACAGACAAGGTTATCTTGGCCCTGGCCGGCGGTACGCTTTCCGGTTCCATGGCCTGGGTTGTAACCCTGATTGTGATTTGTATCCTGGGTATTCCACTGTCATATGTAACCGGTGTTAGCATCGAAAAGCTGTTAAAATCCAGAGGGGTTATTTAAATGATTAATGCAGCGACTTGTTGTTTTAGAGAATATGCTTGACTTATTTCTTAATTATATTATATTTCATTCCACTTTTTGGATGTGTGTAAGTTGTTGAAAATACGTACTCCAAAAAGATCAAATGGAGAGCAAAATACACTTTAACTGATTTAAAATCAACAGCTTAGGCAAGAAAGACTTTGCCGAGGTAGCTCAGTCGGTAGAGCGATTGGGCGTGAATACAGGCGTTTCCAGGCGGAAACGCCTTTTTTATTTAGAGACGTATGCGTTTGGTGTGAGA